TTGCTTGTATTTTTTCACCCACCGTAACTCCACTTTCGGCAACTGCACCGTTTTTCACTGGCTTCGTAATTGGCGGACTTAAAACTTGTCGTTGCATAGTAGGGTAGGGCTTTCAATCTACACGACCACTGCGCACCGTTATGCGACAAGTTTCTTTAACCAAATTGTCTAAAACTCAAAACAGGTTAATGATGAGTGCCTTTCTTTATACTTGTAAGGCTCAAGTCCTCTTGTATGCGACTACATCGAGGAATATAATGTTTTCTGCGACTACAATTTAATCAGAGGAAACACTATGGAAGAATTTGTAAAACTTCTTAATACCATAATCACAAAGGTAGCTTTCAATCATATGACTATGTTCTGTGTTTTCTTATTTATTGGCTTTGCGTTCATTCCGCCAGAATTAACGTTGTATCTCAACGCTAAAACACCAGCATTCTTTCCTGATTGGTTCACTCTTGCCAATTTTGGTTCTTTGATATTTGCGTTAGTTTCTACGATGATTTGGATTCTTATTTCTAAAGCGACCAAATCAATTATTTCAAAACTGCGTGAATCATTAAAAACTAATTCAGAGCAAGCTAGATTAATCAATCTACTTCATAATTTATCAACAGAAGAGCAACATGTTCTTGCAATGTCCTGCCTTAATGAGCGAATTATTTTCCCAGATAACAGAACTCAGCTAGCCATTGAAAAACTCTTGTCAAAAGAACTTATTTCGTACGGCTGGACTAATGATAAATATGAGTTAAATCCACTTATTCGCAATGTTGTTCTTGCTGAGCTCGATAAGAGCATGAATTCCCATCATTAACCTGTTTCAAATTTTTAAAGAACATTTTCAAATTCACCGTTTGTCGTGGTGGTTTGTTTTGATACGGTCATAATAAAGAAAACTTTATTTAATGTAAAGTAAATATTAAGCAAAAACTTGCAAATAAATAAAGAAAACTTTATATATGATTGATTTTTAAATAAATTGAACTTGTGAAAATCTGTTTGATTGCTTGTTTTTTAATCAGTTAAGGGTTGTTATTTGAGAATTAGATCACTAAAAGGAATGATTTTTTGCGATAAAATGACCGCACTTTTTATGGGGGAGCGTATATGAAAAGATTATTTGTAACATCGATTATGATGTTTGGACTTGTTGGTTGTGGCACCACGATACATACAGCAATGCGTGCATAGTATAAAAATTCTTTCTGAGCAGTTTTTTACAACGGTTACTGACAATGTATAAAAGAAAACCGCCACGAAGGCGGTTTAATATTAGTTATTATTTGCTTGTTTTTGCTGAATCAAAATATCGAGTTTATCATCGATATTGTCGAGTTTTTTCTCGACGTTAGTTAATCGAAGTTCAACGTTATCTAAGCGAGATTCAACTTTCGTTAATCGAACATCTAAAGAGTGAATATTTGATTCCACTTTTTCAAATCGTTGATCTATGGCTGAAAATCGATTTTCATATTTTGTATCCATGTGAGAATACAAAGCCCAACCAGCGCCAACAAGCGCAACTAACGCCACAATTCCTGAGCGATAAAATGCGCTTGTTGTTAAGTAATTTTGCTTAATATCTTTTACTTCTTGAGAAATAGTGTTTACTGTATTCTCAAGTGTACTTACTCTGGCGGTATAGTGTTCCATTATGAATTGGTTAATATTTCTTTGATTAATTGGATTACTTTCTATTGTACCACTATTAATCTGAATCGTGCCAGTATTGGGGAAATTAGTGTTATTTATGCTATTTTTCATCTAGTCGTCCTTGTTCTTTTAGCCAGTTCATAATGGTTGATTTATGAAATATTCTTACGTGACCACAGTTAGAACAAACCAGATGGATTACTGCCATAGTTACAACTTGACTAGCAGCCAGCGCCCCTAATAAATCACCTAAATAATGATATTTTTCAGGGATTTTATTTTGTTTGATTAATTTCCCAACTTCATAAGGGTCTGGAAACATAGTAGTTGGGAGTACAGGTTGCATTGTTACATATTCTTTGGCAATGGGATTTCCATCGGAATCTAAGACTGCCTCATTATCCATTAGTGTTTGATGTAACCCACCACACACCGGACATTTAAATGTATCTTGGGAAGCGCCTTTCGCATTTAAAAAATCAGCCAATTCATCAGGTGTTATTTTTCTTATATATTTGTGTTTCATTGTTTTTTCTCATTATTGTTGATGGGATATTATCTCCCCCCTAGAACGCTCTATTCGCCTTTATCTATCCCACAAAATTCAACTTCTGACTTTGGTGAATTTTTACTTTGCCGTGGATACGCATTTCCGGCATATCGTTTGGGGTGATAAACCAAGGTTTATAAAGCGCTTCGTTGTCGGAAATAATGCAATAATCACGCCCTGTTTTTTGTATGCGTTTTACAAATATCGTGTTATCAAACGAAAAAATATAAATACCGTCACCGTCAAAGGCCTGAATGGAAATATCCACGAAGAGCAAATCGCCATTATTGAATGTTGGGTACATGGAATCACCTTTCACATTGATGATTCGGATGTTTGCTGGCGTGATACCCGGATAGTATTTATGGAACTGTTCCGGCACAAATTTAAGTTGTTTCACTACTTGTACCATATCGCCATTGACTGCGCCGTCGCCGGCACTTGCCTCAATATCAAGCACCACAAGGGATATATTTTCCTCGTTATTACTTGAGACGGTCGAAAGTGCGGTTGAAATTTCAGGTATTTCTCCTTCTCCGCTTTGTAGCCATTTAGCATCCACGCCAAGAATTTCCGATAATTCAAGTAGATTTCTAGGCTTCTTAGTTTTGTTATTAATGAGATCACCTATTGCCATAGTTGACACACCTAGTGCATCAGCTAGATCTTTTCTATCTAGCATTTTTTCTTTCATAGCCCAATTAACTCGTTCGCCAAGTGTATTCATAACTCTAAACTCCTTAGTTTTGACTAATCCTAAAGTTTTCTTTAATAAATGCAATAAAATAAAACTTTATTTATTGTAAAGATTGCTTTATTATTTCCCTGTAATTGTTTAAGGGAAAATTTATGAATAAAGTGATTAATAAAGTGATTGAAGAATGCGGCGGCAGGGAAGCTTTAGCTAAAGCTTGCGATGTCAGTGTTATGACAGTGAGCAATTGGGTTCGAGGCTCTGGAATTGGAGGAAAGTACATTAAACCAATTTCAGATTCGACAAACGGCAAAGTTACTGTCGAGGAAATTCTTCAATCTTTATCTGAAACCTAACTTACCCCAAGAAGCAAACCAAGAAAACCATAAAAAAGTGGGAAAAATTATGACAATGAAACAAACCATTATAGAGATGATTGAGAAAGTACCTGGTGGCAAAAGTGCGGTAGCTGGCTTTCTCGGATTTACTGAAAGTGAATTAAATAATCGTCTTTATCAAACAAAGGGCCAACGGTTCAAAAATGAAGAGTTAATCGCTATTCAGCTTGAATATGGTTGCACACAATTTATTGAAGAATTATGCCGTGCCGCTGGTGGACGTTTTGTACCACACCCTGAAGCAGACCAGTTAGACAGCGTGGAAATTTCGGTGTTACAGCTGCATGAACAATCCGCTCGTGGATTACTTTTTGAAGTGCTTGAAACCGCGTTGGAAGACGGTGAAATCACCTCGCATGAGGAAGACAAAATCCGTCGCGCGCTGGATAAACACTTGGCGGCGACACAACACACGATTGAGTGCGTTATATCGCTAAATAAACGGCAATAAAAAACCACCGTTGCAGCGGTGGTCAATTACGAGAGGTATCCAAATAATGAATAACCAAATACAGCTCCATAATACACAAATTCGCCAAGATGAACAAGGGCGTTTTTGCTTAAATGATTTACATCAAGCAAGCGGTGGTGAAAGTCGTCATCGTCCTGCTTACTGGTTATCAAATCAGCAAACGCAAGAGTTAATTGGCGAAATTTCAAAAGACGGAAATCCGTCTATCCTTACAAAACAAGGACTTGGAACATTCGTAAGCAAAGAACTTGTTTACGCTTACGCAATGTGGATTAGTCCGAAATTCCACTTATACGTTATTCGCACATTTGACAGCTTAGCAGAGCATCAAAATCCGACCGCACTTTTACCACAAAACTACGCCGCAGCATTGCGTGAGTTGGCGGAATCTGTTGAGCGGGAAGAGGTTTTGAAACTGGAAAACAAACAGCAAGCCGATTGCATTGAAGCGATGAGCAATTACTTCCGAGCGGGAATGACCGCACCTCAATTCGTAAAAGGTCTGAACGGCGTAAATTCAACGCAAATCAACGCATTTTTACAGAAAAAGAACTGGCTTTACAGAGACCAGCGCGGTGAATGGCGCGTAACGTCTTATGCCCGTGACGTGTATATGACCGAAGAGGTTAATGAGTTTACCCCGCATGGTTGCGATCCGATTATCAAATACAAGCCAACGTTACTTAAAAAAGGCGCTGCGAAACTCTATGAGTGGTACGCAAAAGGGTTGTTGCCGATGAAAGCAACGTGGGACGGCAAATTTATACAAGAGAAGGTGGTGGGGTTATGAGTTTTAATGCAGTAGCGAAAGCAGTTGAAATTCCGTTATCAGGTAATCTCAAACTTGTATTTATTTTAATGGCTAACTATGCCGATGAAAAAGATTGCTGTTATCCAAGTCAGCCAACTTTGGCAAGACAAGCAGGAGTATCAATAAAAACTATTCAACGTGTAATTGAGAAATTAGAAGAACTTGGTTTTGTAAAAACACTGAGAAAAGGTACAGGAAATAAATCATCTCTATACCAACTCATTTTCTATTTAGGGTCTAGTCAAAATGTCGCCCCTGACAATTTGTCGGGTAGTCAAATTGTCCACACAGACCAGTCAAATTGTCCACCCAGGGTAGT